ATGGATTATTCACAGTTAAGTGATTTTGAAATTAACGTGGCGGTATTCGAAGCCATTCATAACGGATCACCGGATTACAAAGAAGGTGAGAATGGCGATATGGTGTTTGTCTCATTTGAGGGAGACATTGTAAACGGAGACGCAGTTGAAGTAGAAGTTGAGCGCGGATCCTTTAACCCATGCGCAAACCCAGCAGACGCATGGCCGATTATTGCTGATAACGGAGTTAACATTCTCTGGGACTGGAACGAAAGCGGTTTGCACGGTGCTTCTGCCAACCCTGTTTGTGAGCATGAGCATGAAAATGTTCTCCGCGCCGCCATGATTGTCTTTCTCCTGATGCAGGACGCCAATAATGCTTAGCCCATCCCAATCCATTCAATACCAGAAAGAAAGCGTCGAGCGGGCTTTAACGTGCGCTAACTGCGGTCAGAAGCTGCATGTGCTGGAAGTTCACGTGTGTGAGCACTGCTGCGCAGAACTGATGAGCGATCCGAATAGCTCGATGCACGAGGAAGAAGACGATGGCTAAACCAGCGCGAAGACGATGTAAAAACGATGAATGTCGGGAATGGTTTCACCCTGCATTCGCCAATCAGTGGTGGTGCTCTCCAGAGTGTGGAACCAAGATAGCGCTCGAACGACGAAGCAAAGAACGCGAAAAAGCGGAAAAGGCAGCAGAGAAGAAACGACGACGAGAGGAGCAGAAACAGAAAGATAAACTTAAGATTCGAAAACTCGCCTTAAAGCCCCGCAGTTACTGGATTAAACAAGCCCAACAAGCCGTAAACGCCTTCATCAGAGAAAGAGACCGCGACTTACCATGTATCTCGTGCGGAACGCTCACGTCTGCTCAGTGGGATGCCGGACATTACCGGACAACTGCTGCGGCACCTCAACTCCGATTTGATGAACGCAATATTCACAAGCAATGCGTGGTGTGCAACCAGCACAAAAGCGGAAATCTCGTTCCGTATCGCGTCGAACTGATTAGCCGCATCGGGCAGGAAGCAGTAGACGAAATCGAATCAAACCATAACCGCCATCGCTGGACTATCGAAGAGTGCAAGGCGATCAAGGCAGAGCACCAACAGAAACTCAAAGACCTGCGAAATAGCAGAAGTGAGGCCGCATGACGTTCTCAGTAAAAACCATTCCAGACATGCTCGTTGAAGCATACGGAAACCAGACAGAAGTAGCACGCAGACTGAAATGTAGTCGCGGTACGGTCAGAAAATACGTTGATGATAAAGACGGGAAAATGCACGCCATCGTCAACGACGTTCTCATGGTTCATCGCGGATGGAGTGAAAGAGATGCGCTATTACGAAAAAATTGATGGCAGCAAATACCGAAATATTTGGGTAGTTGGCGATCTGCACGGATGCTACACGAACCTGATGAACAAACTGGATACGATTGGATTCGACAACAAAAAAGACCTGCTTATCTCGGTGGGCGATTTGGTTGATCGTGGTGCAGAGAACGTTGAATGCCTGGAATTAATCACATTCCCCTGGTTCAGAGCTGTACGTGGAAACCATGAGCAAATGATGATTGATGGCTTATCAGAGCGTGGAAACGTTAATCACTGGCTGCTTAATGGCGGTGGCTGGTTCTTTAATCTCGATTACGACAAAGAAATTCTGGCTAAAGCTCTTGCCCATAAAGCAGATGAACTTCCGTTAATCATCGAACTGGTGAGTAAAGGAAAAAAATATGTCATCTGCCACGCCGATTATCCTTGTGACGAATACGAGTTTGGAAAGCCAGTTGATCATCAGCAGGTAATCTGGAACCGCGAACGAATCAGCAACTCACAAGACGGGATCGTGAAAGAAATCAAAGGCGCGGACACGTTCATCTTTGGTCATACGCCAGCAGTGAAACCACTTAAATTTGCCAACCAAATGTATATCGATACCGGCGCAGTGTTCTGCGGAAATCTCACATTGATTCAGGTACAGGGAGAAGGCGCGTGGGCATAAGAGAACTAAACCTCACCAAAGAACAGCATGAGTGGCTGAATGGCTGGCTTGAACTGTGGGGCGCATGGGTTTATTCAGGTCGTCTGGAAAAGCGCATGAGCAGCGTAATAGCGAAGTTCATGGAGAGCGTAGAGCCGGGAAGAGTTATGACAAGGCCAATGTGCAATGATGATGATGGAATGTTGATTTCTCAGGTCGTCGATTCCGTCATGTACATTGACAAGAAAGCCTTTGGCATCCTCCTCAGCTACTACGCCCACGGTTCTTCCAAGCACGCCATTGCATCTTACTATCATCGCGTCGCAAGACCTCGCAAGATGTTATGCCGGGGCGGCGGGCGCATTCAAAAACCATCGCTCGCAACCTGTCGTCGGGAAGTTGACGAAATCCTCAATGCCTCGTTGTTTATGATTTACCCGGTTCTGGATAGTGCGTTTAAAAACCGGAAACGTGTAGAGAAAATTAAACATGTAGCGTAGAACGTGTTGACATCATTGAGAAAATGAGCAACACTATTCGCATAAGCTGCCGTTAGTGACTCTTAAGTTGCAACGGTGGCTTTTTTTGTTTGCACAACAGGTAAGAGCATTGAACCCGCAGACCTCGCGGAATTGGTGAAAGGTGCCGCGCAGTGCTCTTATCGTTGTGGTGAATGCACAGGCTGATGTGTAAGGGCAAGAATCTTTCGCTGGATTCGGTATGGCCACGTAGCCAGCTGTAGGCAGTTGCAGCAAACCGGAGATCAGCACCGGTCGCCACAATCCAAACTGAGCCGTAGCCACTGGATGTCCTGAATTCATCAGTGATAGTTATGCTGCGGCCTTCTACACATGATCTTCGTGAAAGCGGGCGGCATGAGGTTGCGCTAACAACCTCCTGCCGTTTTGCCCGTGCATATCGGTCACGAACAAATCTGATTACTAAACACAGTAGCCTGGATTTGTTCTATCAGTAATCGACCTTATTCCTAATTAAATAGAGCAAATCCCCTTATTGGGGGTAAGACATGAAGATGCCAGAAAAACATGACCTGTTAGCCGCCATTCTCGCGGCAAAGGAACAAGGCATCGGGGCAATCCTTGCGTTTGCAATGGCGTACCTTCGCGGCAGATATAATGGCGGTGCGTTTACAAAAACAGTAATCGACGCAACGATGTGCGCCATTATCGCCTGGTTCATTCGTGACCTTCTCGACTTCGCCGGACTAAGTAGCAATCTCGCTTATATAACGAGCGTGTTCATCGGCTACATCGGTACTGACTCGATTGGTTCGCTTATCAAACGCTTCGCTGCTAAAAAAGCCGGAGTAGAAGATGGTGGAAATCAATAATCAACGTAAGGCGTTCCTCGATATGCTGGCGTGGTCAGAGGGAACTGATAACGGACGACAGAAAACCAGAAATCATGGTTATGACGTCATTGTAGGGGGAGAACTATTCACTGATTACTCCGATCACCCTCGCAAACTTGTCACGCTAAACCCAAAACTCAAATCAACAGCCGCCGGACGTTACCAGCTTCTTTCCCGTTGGTGGGATGCCTACCGTAAGCAGCTTGGCCTGAAAGACTTCTCTCCCAAAAGCCAGGACGCTGTGGCATTGCAGCAGATTAAGGAGCGTGGCGCTTTGCCGATGATTGATCGCGGTGATATTCGTCAGGCTATCGACCGTTGCAGCAATATCTGGGCTTCACTGCCGGGCGCTGGTTATGGTCAGTTCGAGCATAAGGCTGACAGCCTGATTGCAAAATTCAAAGAGGCTGGCGGAACGGTCAGAGAGATTGAGGTATGAGCAGAGTCACCGCGATTATCTCCGCTCTGGTTATCTGCATCATCGTCTGTCTGTCATGGGCTGTTAATCATTACCGTGATAACGCCATTACCTATAAAGAACAGCGCGATAAAGCCACATCCATCATCGCTGACATGCAGAAGCGTCAACGTGATGTAGCAGAACTCGACGCCAGATACACAAAGGAGCTTGCTGATGCTAACGCGACTATCGAAAGTCTCCGTGCTGATGTTTCTGCTGGGCGTAAGCGCCTGCAAGTCGCCGCCACCTGTGCAAAGTCAACTACCGGAGCCAGCAGCATGGGCGATGGAGAAAGCCCAAGACTTACAGCAGATGCTGAACTCAATTATTACCGTCTCCGAAGTGGAATCGACAAGATAACCGCGCAGGTTAACTACCTGCAGGAATACATCAGGACGCAATGCCTTCGATGATAGAGATAATTTTACTCATCATCCTTCACATCTGGCTCTGTAGACAGGGTGGTGATCACTTCTGGAGTGAATCCAGATTAAACATCTCATTGCTGATGCTTGATATTGAGCATCTGGCGCGCAGTAAGGGGCTGCGTTGAGATAATAGCCAGTCATTACAAATACCAGGATTTAGCCTCGCATTTGCGGGGCTTTTTTACATCTGCAGTAAACCGCGCATCGCAGCGCGTAACAATCCCGAGTCTTTCAGAAAGCTGAGCCTGAGAATTGCCGTATATGGTGGCGACCATCTCGGGGACGGCTTTTCTGTGCGAACAGGCTCATCTTTCTAAAAGGTAAAGACGCTATGAATCATCAATTGGCTAATCTCGATTTCCGGGACATGGTGGTTGTTTCTGGTGATCGCGTGATCACAACCTCCCGCAAGGTAGCAGCTTACTTCGACAAGCAGCATCACCACATCATTCAGAAAATCGAAAAGCTAGACTGTTCGGATGAATTTCTAACCAGCAACTTTTCGCGGGTTACCTATGAACACAAGGGTAATCAGTATGTTGAATATGAAATTTCCAAAGACGGCGCGATGTACATCATCATGTCGTTTACCGGCAAAAAAGCTGCCGCCATCAAAGAGGCGTTTATCAAAGCATTTAATTGGATGCGTGACAGGCTGATGGAGATGGCTCACTCATACCAAAGAGAGCACAACGAGTTAATGCTGGAGTTCATGAAGGAAAAGGATGTTGCCAGTATGTCAGGACGCTTGCTGAACCGCTGGGGCAGGATCAAAAAACCGCAACTCATAGCAAGAATCGAAAGGCTTGAGCAGCAGGCGCAAATATCGATCCCCGGACTGCCAAAGTGACCATTACAAAGCCCATCTACGGGTGGGCTTGATAATGAAACCGTGATTTACATCCCCACAATCCGGGTATGTAAAAGATAGTTCAGGCGAGAACAGATTTAACTAAATCTGTGCACCACCAGTTACGGCAGTACAGCGAAACAACCCAAGCCAGTAAGTGGGGAAATAACACTGGCAGCCACTGAAAGATGAACCTCCTGCCTGATGGCAAAAAAGATTCTTTGTGGTGGCGGACTGATGGAAAGACATCGGTTATTGCAGAGGCCATTCAATGAGTGGTCTCGACAATGGCTTATACCCTACACGGGATAACTTAACTGATATCCCTTTTAACGGATAAACGGAGCCAACAATGGCAGAGATTATTCCCATGACTGAAGAACAGAAATTCCAGTTAGAGATTTACAAACTGGTCATGAACCAGAACGCAGCCGCAGAGGAAGCATTTCAGTTCATTGGCACTGACGAACTGAAGCTTGAGCTATTCAAAATTCACTTCCAGTCAGGCGGCGCTAATTCGGATATCACGACCCGCACAATCGAAGCGGTGCGTAAATCGAAGGAAGCGTTAGACCTGTTCACCACCGGAACATGATGTGAGCCGCGTAATCAATTTTGGTAAGGAGAAGAAATTCCCAATTACTCAAGAGCTATACGAGCGGATGGAAAGCGTCATTCATGATTACGATGGTGAAATCAGTTTATGCGAGGCGATTGGCACACTCGAATTGCTGAAGCAGTCACTGATTGAAGGCGCGAAAGAGTCCTCAACCTGAAATAAAAATTAAGTGAGATGAATATGGCGACTGAACCAAAAGCTGGTCGCCCCTCTGATTATATGCCGGAGGTGGCTGACGATATCTGCTCGTTGCTTTCTTCTGGCGAGAGTTTGCTGAAAGTATGTAAGCGTCCTGGTATGCCGGATAAGTCCACTGTTTTCCGCTGGTTGGCAAAGCATGAGGATTTTCGCGACAAGTACGCGAAGGCAACTGAGGCACGAGCTGATTCTATTTTCGAAGAGATATTCGAAATTGCTGACAATGCGATTCCAGATGCTGCTGAAGTGGCAAAGGCAAGACTTCGCGTTGATACACGCAAATGGGCGTTGGCCCGAATGAATCCCCGTAAGTATGGCGACAAGGTAACTAACGAGCTTGTCGGTAAGGACGGCGGCGCAATCCAGATTGAAACATCACCGATGAGCACTCTATTCGGAAAATGACCTCGATTAATCCTATCTTTGAACCGTTCATTGAGGCGCATCGCTACAAAGTCGCCAAAGGCGGTCGAGGTAGCGGTAAGTCATGGGCAATTGCTAGGCTGCTTGTTGAAGCGGCACGTCGGCAGCCTGTGCGTATTCTTTGCGCTCGTGAACTGCAAAACAGTATCAGCGATTCGGTAATCCGGTTGCTTGAAGATACCATCGAGCGTGAAGGGTATTCGGCTGAGTTTGAAATTCAGCGTTCCATGATTCGTCATCTCGGAACGAATGCTGAGTTCATGTTCTACGGCATCAAAAACAACCCGACGAAGATTAAATCGCTAGAAGGTATTGATATCTGCTGGGTGGAAGAAGCGGAAGCGGTAACGAAGGAATCATGGGATATCCTGATACCAACCATCCGTAAGCCGTTCTCTGAAATATGGGTGAGCTTTAACCCGAAGAACATCCTCGACGATACCTATCAGCGATTCGTTGTAAATCCTCCAGATGATATTTGTCTGCTGACGGTGAACTACACCGACAACCCGCACTTTCCTGAAGTTCTCCGTCTGGAGATGGAAGAGTGCAAACGCAGAAATCCGACACTGTATCGTCACATCTGGCTGGGTGAGCCAGTGAGCGCAAGTGATATGGCAATCATCAAACGTGAATGGCTTGAAGCTGCAACCGATGCGCACACGAAACTCGGGTGGAAAGCGAAAGGTGCGGTTGTTTCTGCGCATGACCCGTCAGATACAGGACCGGATGCTAAAGGTTATGCATCGCGCCACGGTTCGGTAGTTAAACGCATTGCCGAAGGCCTGCTGATGGACATCAACGAGGGGGCTGACTGGGCTACTTCGCTGGCGATTGAAGACGGCGCTGACCACTACCTGTGGGATGGCGATGGCGTTGGTGCCGGGCTACGCAGACAGACAACGGAAGCATTCTCCGGTAAGAAAATCACCGCCACGATGTTCAAGGGCAGCGAATCGCCATTCGATGAAGATGCGCCTTATCAGGCCGGAGCATGGTCTGATGAAGTCGTACAGGGCGACAATGTTCGTACTATTGGCGATGTGTTCCGCAATAAGCGAGCGCAATTCTATTACGCGCTGGCTGACAGGCTGTATCTGACATATCGGGCGGTTGTCCACGGTGAGTATGCAGACCCCGACGACATGCTGAGTTTCGACAAAGAAGCGATAGGCGAGAATATGCTGGAGAAGCTGTTTGCAGAACTGACGCAGATTCAGCGCAAATTCAATAACAACGGGAAGCTGGAGCTTATGACTAAGGTCGAAATGAAGCAGAAGCTCGGTATTCCATCTCCTAACCTGGCTGATGCGCTGATGATGTGTATGCATTGCCCGGAGTCGGCTGCGCAACCCGACTATTCCAGTTACTCAATTCCTTGTGGTGTAGGTTGATATGGCAGAAAAAAAGATGACTGACTGGCATCGCAAGGTGCTGTGCAACTTTGATAATGCCTGGTCAGCAACGCAGGATATGCGTGAGCAGATTATTGAGGCTCAACGTTTCGTCCGGGTGTCCGGCGCACAGTGGGAAGGCAGCACAAACGCTGGTTACTCATTTGATGAAGGAAGGTTTGAGCATTACCCGCGCTTTGAACTGAATAAGATTGCCCGTGAATGTGATCGCATCATTGGCGAGTATCGACAGAATCGCATCAGCGTTAAATTCAGGCCGAAGGACGATAAGGCATCGGAAGCGTTAGCCGAAAAGATGAACGGCAAATTCCGCGCTGACTATCAGGAAACATCCGGTGGCGAAGCGTGTGATAACGCATTTGATGATGCTGTAACGGGCGGATTCGGTTGTTTCCGCATGTGTGCCGATTACGAAGATGAAATGGACCCAAGTAACGAGCAGCGACGCATCAGCCTTCTTCCTGTTTACGACCCGGCCACATGCGTCTTCTTCGATCAGGACAGCAAGCAATATGACCGCTCTGATGCTATGTGGGCTATGGAAATGTTCTCCATGACGCCTAAAGCGTTCGAGGCTGAATACCCTGATTCCATCGCGGCAAGCCTTTCTCGTGATGACACTGGCACTCAATATGACTGGTCAACCCCTGATGCTATCTATGTTGGTCGCTACTACGAAGTTCGCATAGAGAAGGTGAAGCTCACGGCATGGCGCAACCCTGTTAGCGGAGAAACGGCAATCTATGATGAAGAGCAAATCAAAGATATTGTCGACGAGCTGACCGATGGCGCATTCGAACTGATTGGTGAGCGGACAGTGAAGAAACGCAGAGTTTATTGCGGTCTTCTGTCTGGCGCTGAATGGCTGGAAGAACCGAAGCGTATTCCGGGCGAACATATTCCTCTCATCCCGGTATATGGGCGTCGCTCATTTGTTGATAATCAGGAGCGAATCGAAGGCCACGCAGCAAAAGCGATGGATGCTCAGCGTCTTGAGAACCTGATGGTTTCCATGATTGCAGATAACGCTACTCAGGCTGGCGGTGATGGTATTCCTATCGTGGATGTTGATTTCATTCCCGGCCCATTAATGAATCACTGGGCAGAGAGGAATAAGAAAAGACCTGCAGTTCTTCCTATGACCAGCAAGAAGGACAAAAACGGAACAGTCATTTCAGAAGCTCAGGTTGCTGGCTGGACACCCCCAACACAAATGCCTCCTGCTCTTGCCGGACTATTGCAGTACACCGGAACGGCTATTCAGCAAATTACAGGTGCGTCGCAGCTTGAGAACATGCCGAGCAACGTCGCTACCGATACCGTTGATAGCATCTTTAACAGGATGGACACGCAGTCCTATATCTACATGGACAACATGGCTAAATCCATGCGTCGCGCTGGCGTTGTGTGGCTTTCTATGGCGCGTGAGGTCTATGGCAGTGATACGCCTATGCGTATCGTTAATGAGGACGGCAGCGATGACGTGGCGCTGATGACTGGTGAAGTGGTTGACCGTCAGACAGGGCAGGTTATCGCGCTTAACGACCTTTCGCAGGGTAACTATGAAGTGACTGTCGATGTCGGTCAGTCGTTCGCTACTCGCCGTGACGCAACGGTTAAGTCGTTACTTTCCATGCTGGCACTTATCCCACCAGGAACGCCGAAGCACGACCTTGTATCGTCGATGATTCTCGACAATATGGACGGCGAAGGGATGGACGACCTTAAAGAATACAACCGCAATCAGTTGCTTCTGTCTGGCGTTATCAAGCCGAGAACGCCTGAAGAACAGCAGATGGTTGAACAGGCGAAACAACAACAGGCCAGTCAGCCAGATCCGGCTATGGTTGCTGCGCAAGGTCAGCTTCTTGCTGGTCAGGCTGAATTGCAGAAAGCGCAGAACGAACAAGCAGCCATTCAGGTTAAAGCATTCCAGGCACAGACGGATGCTCAGGTTGCTGCGGCAAATGTTGTGAAAATCCTCGCATCTGCCGATAGCCAGCAAAAATCTGATATCCGTGAGGCGCTGAAACTGCTCGGACAGTTCCAGCAACAGCAAGGAGATAATGCCCGTGCTGATGCAGAGCTTGTCCTGAAAAGTCAGGCACAGGGCCATGCGCAGCGCATGGACATCAGCAGCATCCTGCAAAAATCAACTCAGCAACAACCACAGCAGTAATTAACCCATAACGTGCAATGGCTGTCTTTATGAGGCCTGGCACCCTATTGCCTTCCGATGGGCTGAACATCGAGTAAACAGGGGTAACAAATGGACCAGATGGCAGAAAACACACCAGAAGTTGAAATCGAAACCGACGCGTCAGAGCAGATTCCTGATGATGTCGAACTGGCTGAAGAAGTCGAAACAGAAGATGGCAGTGAGTCCTCCGGCAATGATGCAGAGGAAGCTACTGAAACTGATGACGACGAATCAGAACAGGAATTCTACTTTGGTGACGAAAAGCTGGATTCGCCAACCAGCGAAGATGGCGCAGAGCATGGACTGGTAAAACACCTGCGCAAGACGATTAAAGAGAAAGACCGTGAGCTGAAGGAGCTGATGCGTCAGTCTCAGAAACCCGTCGAGCAGCAGCCGGTAATCACTCAACCACCGCGAATGCCAAAACTGGATGATGAGGACATCGGTTTCGATGAAGAAATCTACCAGCAACGCATGGCTAAGTGGGCAGAGGATAACGGCAAGTACCAGCAACAGGAGATGGCTCGCAAGCAGAAGGAGCAGGAGCTTCAGGCTGCCTATCAAGAGCGATTATCCAAATATCAGCAACGTGTTAAGGCTCTCAAAGTTCCTGGCTATCAGGAAGCTGAGCAGGCCGTACTCGAGGAAATCCCCATCGAGACACAAAACGCGATCCTGTTTGAGTCAGAGAAGCCGGAAATCGTTGTTCTGGCACTCGGTCGCAACGCTGAACTGCGCAAGCAACTGGCAGAAGCTACCAACCCCGTAGCAATTGGTCGTCTGCTGGAACGTATCGAATCGAAGGCCAGAATCATGCCAAAAGCAAAAACCACGGCAGCCACAACCCCGACAGTTAAGGGGAGCAACGGCGCAGTAATCAACAACCTCGTCAAATTGAAAGCCAAGGCGCTGGAAACTGGTGACTGGACGCCGTATTTCGCCGCTAAAAAGGCAAAAAAATAACCTATCGGAGCATTAAGCATGGCTAACCAATTAGCAAAAGACCTTGAAATCATGTTCGAAAACTACGTTGAAGGCTTTGAGGCCGCCTGCGTAGTTTCCCGTAACGCTAAAAAATTCCGTCCCGGTGATACAGCAATGCAGCGAGCAGGTGATGTTCTGTATCGTCCGCAGCATTACCACATGAACATTGAGGAAGGCCTAGACCTCAGCGGCAAAACGCCAACAGCACTGGTTCAGCGCCTTGTTCCTTCTGTGTTCAAGGAGCCGAAAAACATTCTGTACACTCTGGATGCGCGTGAAATGCGTGACCCGGAACATAAAACTGAAGCTGGTCGCGCCGCAGGTATGCGCCTTGCTGCACAGATTGACTCTGACCTGATTTCCATGGTTACGCAGCGTGCTACTAACGTGATCACGATGGCTGACTCAACCACAGGTTCACAGGGCCGTGATTTGTGGAACTGTGCGGCAGGTATTGATGCCACCATGACGGCGATTGGTGTACCTCAGGGTATCAACCGTCGCTCTTTCTGGAACCCCTTCAACTACAAAGACCTTGCTGGCGAGCTTGGTCACCGTGCCTATGCTCAGGGCGCAACCCTGACAGCATACGAAAAAGCGCAAATCCCTCCGGTTGCGTCCTTCGATAGCTACAAGACCGATATTTCCGGTCGATTACCGGCAGGAAGCACTGAAACCTTGACAGTATCAAATCAACCTGAACACAAGGTTGAAGCGAAAGATTCAAATGGCATGCCTGTTGATAACCGACAGGGGACCATTACGGTATCTGCTAAAGGCTTGCAGGTTGGCGATGCGTTTACCATCGCAGGTGTGAATTCCGTACACCAGATCACCAAAGATACCACCGGGCAGCCGCAGGTATTCCGCGTTCTGGCAGTAGACACAGCAGGAACCACCGTAACAATCTCTCCAAAGATTCTCCCTGTTGGAAATGCCGATGTTGCGAGCCGTCCATATGCAAACGTCGATGCCAAGCCGGCAGAAACTGCAGCAATCACCATTCTCAACAAAAATGCCGCACCGGCTAACCTGTTCTGGGCTGATGGTTCTGTTGAACTGATGTACGGCAAACTGGCGTTCCCGACTGGTCAGGGTCCACAGGTAATGACAGCAACCACCGAGCAGGGCGCTACGCTGATCATGTCTTACGCCTTCGACCACATCAAAGGCGTAACCACTGCTCGTTTCACCACTCTGTACGGTTGCTCTGTACTTGTTCCTGAATATACGGGCATCGTTATTGCCGGGCAGTAATTTTGGTGGGGCTTCGGCCCCATTTTTATTGGGAGAAGACAATGGCACGAACAATGCTCTATAAGCCTGGCAACATGATCACCTGTGGTCAGTTTGCTGTCGATTACATCATTGTTGATGACGAAGAAGTTAAATCTCACCTGAAAAAAGGCTGGGTAAAAACTCCTGAAGAAACCGCAACGAAGCAAAAAGTGGCTAAGGCGGAAGAAGATGGCGAAAACGAAGGGTGATCTCGTTCTAAAGGCTTTACGAAAAGCTGGGCTGTATTCCAATGCCACGTTGACAGATGCTGACCCTCAGGCAATTGAAGATGCCATTAATGACCTCGAAGACATGATGGCAGCATGGCAGGCTAAAGGTATCGAGCTTGGGTATCAGTTTGCTGATACAGAAAACGGCATCATGCCGTTACCGGACGATGATTCAGGTATCCCTGCATGGGCAAATGATGGCGTCGCTTTGAAACTCGCTGTGCAAGTGTGCATGGATAACGTCATTCAGCCGTCAGACGCTCTCCTTACCGCTGCTGACAGTGCATATCAGACAATCTGTATCGCTTTAACCAAAATACCACCACTTGAGCGGCGAAATGACATGCCTCGCGGTAGTGGTAACAAAAGCGCGTTTACGTGGAATCGGTTTTACATCGAGAAAGATGAGCCGAGTACGTGAGGTGAATAAATGCCGATTCAGCAACTTCCGCTTATGAAAGGTGTCGGCAAAGACTTTCGAAACGCCGACTATATCGACTATCTGCCAGTGAATATGCTGGCTACACCCAAAGAAATCCTGAACAGCAGCGGATATCTTCGCTCATTCCCGGGCATTGCCAAACGTTCTGATGTGAACGGTGTATCGCGCGGTGTCGAGTACAACATGGCGCAGAATGCTGTTTATCGCGTGTGTGGTGGCAAGCTGTACAAAGGCGAAAGTGAAGTCGGTGATGTTGCCGGAAGTGGTCGCGTATCAATGGCGCATGGTCGGACATCACAGGCGGTAGGCGTTAATGGTCAACTGGTCGAGTATCGCTATGATGGCACGGTTAAAACCGTCTCAAACTGGCCTACAGACAGCGGATTCACGCAGTATGAGTTAGGCTCAGTACGCGACATTACGCGCTTACGTGGGCGTTATGCGTGGTCAAAAGACGGCACTGATTCATGGTTTATCACTGACCTTGAAGACGAATCACATCCTGACCGATACAGCGCACAATATCGCGCAGAATCGCAGCCTGACGGCATCATCGGCATCGGCACATGGCGAGACTTCATCGTCTGCTTTGGTTCATCGACTATTGAATATTTCTCCCTTACTGGCGCAACCACCGTTGGTGCCGCTTTGTATGTTGCACAGCCATCGCTGATGGTGCAGAAAGGTATTGCCGGAACCTACTGTAAAACTCCATTCGCTGATTCCTATGCGTTCATCAGCAATCCGGCAACAGGTGCGCCGTCTGTATACATCATCGGCTCCGGTCAGGTATCACCAATCGCCAGCGCGAGCATTGAGAAAATTCTCCGCTCCTACACTGCTGATGAACTGGCTGAGGGTGTGATGGAGTCTCTGCGATTTGATGCTCATGAGTTGCTGATTATCCACCTTCCGCGCCATGTTCTCGTGTACGACGCATCTTCAAGCGCCAATGGTCCGCAATGGTGTGTGTTGAAAACTGGCTTGTATGACGATGTGTACCGCGCTATCGACTTCATTTACGAAGGCAATCAGATAACGTGCGGCGATAAGCTGGAATCCGTGACCGGGAAATTGCAGTTCGATATCAGCAGCCAGTACGACAAGCAGCAGGAACACCTGCTGTTTACTCCGTTGTTCAAAGCGGATAACGCCCGGGTGTTCGACCTTGAGGTTGAATCTTCAACTGGCGTTGCGCAGTACGCTGACCGCCTGTTCCTCTCTGCAACCACTGACGGCATCAATTACGGGCGTGAGCAGATGATTGAGCAGAATGAACCGTTCGTTTACGACAAACGCGTTTTGTGGAAGCGAGTAGGGCGCATCAGGAAAAATGTCGGTTTCAAATTGCGCGTTATCACGAAGTCACCTGTCACTCTGTCAGGCTGCCAGATAAGGATTGAGTAATGGCGGATTCGAATCTCAATGTGCCGGTAATCATCCAGGCTACGCGGCTCGATACATCAGTCCTTCCACGCAATATCTTCTCGCAGTCATATCTGCTGTACGTTATTGCACAGGGTACTGATGTTGGTAACGTGGCGAACAAGGCCAACGAAGCAGGGCAGGGCGCTTATGACGCACAAGTCAGGAACGATGAGCAGGATGTGATTCTGGTCGATCACGAAATTCGACTGGCATCAGCTGAAGCGAAGATTCAGGACCACGAAACAAGGATCACTAACGCAGAATCGGCGATAGTCGGCCTTGATTCCCGATTAACGACAGCAGAAAACGATATTGATTATCTGACTGATGAAGTTATCGCCATTCAAAACACGCTTTCAGACCATGAAACGCGCATTGATGCTCTGGAGTATGCCACTACTCGCAAAAAGTCAGAGGTTGTTTACTCTGGCGTATCTGTAACCATCCCGACAGCGCCGACCAACCTTGTTAGCCTGCTGAAAACGCTCACGCCGTCATCCGGAACGTTGGCACCATTCTTCGACACCGTTAACAACAAGATGGTTGTGTTCAACGAGAACAAAACCTTGTTCTTCAAGCTGTCGATTGTCGGGACGTGGCCCAGCGGAACCGCCAACAGGTCAATGCAGCTAACCTTTTCCGGCTCTGTTCCTGACACGTTGGTCAGCAGTCGTAATGCGGCGACAACAACCGATAACATCCTGTTAGCTACGTTCTTCAGCGTGGATAAAGACGGCTTTCTTGCCACAAATGGCAGCACGTTAACCATTCAATCAAATGGTGCGGCGTTTACTGCCACAACCATCAAGATAATCGCGGAGCAGTAATGATTCAGTTCAAACCAACGCGAAACATTGACCTGATCGAAGCAGTCGGAAATCACCCTGACATTATTGCCGGGAGCAACAACGGTGATGGATACGACTACAAACCTGATTGCCGTTACTTTGAGGTGAACGTGCACGGGCAGTTCGGCGGCATTGTTTACTATCAGGAGATTCAGCCGCTGACATTCGATTGCCACGCCATGTACCTGCCAGAGATTCGCGGATTCAGCAAGGAAATCGGGCTGGCGTTCTGGCGATACATTCTGACTAACACCACCGTTCAGTGCGTCACATCGTTCGCTGCACGCAAATTCCGCCACGGTCAGATGTACTGCGCAATGATTGGCCTTAATCGTGTAGGAACCATCAAAAAATACTTCAAAGGCGTGGATGACGTGACGTTTTACAGCGCCACACGCGAAGAACTAATCGACTTCCTGAATCACGGGAGATAGCCATGTTATATGCATTTAAGCTGGGCAGAAAACTGCGCGGCGAGGAACCTTGGTGCCCTGAAAAAGGCGGGAAAGGTGGTAGCTCTGATAAAAGCGCAAAGTATGCCGCAGAAGCTCAGAAGTATGCAGCAGACCTGCAAAATCAGCAGTGGCAGACGATCATGAAAAACCTTGCTCCGTTCACGCCTCTTGCGGAGCAGTATGTTAACCAGCTTCAGAACCTTTCCAGTTTAGAAGGTCAGGGGCAGGCACTTAATCAGTATTACAACTCTCAGCAGTATAAAGACCTTGCAGGTCAGGCGCGTTACCAGAGTCTTGCTGCTGCGGAGGCTACGGGAGGGCTTGGTTCGACAGCCACAAGCAATCAACTGGCTACGATCGCGCCGACTCTCGGTCAGTCTTGGTTGTCAAACCAGATGAGCAATTACAACAATCTGGCAAACGTTGGGCTTGGTGCTCTGCAAGGTCAGGCAAACGCCGGGCAGACGTACGCCAACAACATGAGCAGCATTGCACAGCAAAGCGCAGCTCTTGCCGCTGCTAATGCCAACAAACCATCAAGTCTTCAGACAGCAATTAGTGGCGGAACGTCTGGTGCGATTGCCGGTGCAGGTCTTGCCAGCCTTTTGGGAACATCAACACCTTGGGGCGCTGGCATTGGTGCTGGTATCGGATTGCTTGGCTCGTTGTTTTAAGGGGTAATCATGGCTACTTGGCAAGGATCAAATGGCGGATTGTTGGCTGGTATCGGCGGCGTCAACTCAAACGCTCCGAGCGTAAATGACATCAGCAATACGCTTCAGCTTATCAGGCAGAACAATGATATTGAGCGTTCAGGCGCTAACAATGTTGGGCTGACTGCTTTGCAAGGCCTTTCAGGTATTGCTGGGGTGTTTCAGCAGGAAAAGCAGGCTCAGCGGCAGAAAGAATTTCAGCAGGCATACGCTAATGCTTATGCGTCTGGTGATCGCGGTGCTTTGCGTCAGTTGGCTACTCAATATCCAGACCAGATTGAATCCGTTCGTAAAGGCATGGGATTCATTGATGAAGAGCAGCGTAATTCTATCGGCACCTTAGCGGCTGGCGCACGCCTTGCGTCATCGTCTCCAGAAGCAATGCAATCATGGCTGCAAAACAACGCCAAGGAACTGACTCGCGTCGGTGTTGACCCTAACAGCGTTGCTCAGATGTATCAGCAGAACCCTTCAGGATTTGGTGAGTTTGTTGATCACCTTGGAATGGCTGCTCTTGGTCCGATTGATTACTTCAATGTTCAGGACAAGATGGCTGGTCGTGAGATTGACCGAGGCAGACTGGCAGAGACAATCCGCAGCAATCAGGCCGGAGAAGCACTAATAGCTCGAGGTCAGGACATCCAGATACGTGGACAGAACATCAGCGCACAGAATGCTGCTCTTTCCCGAGAAATACAAAGAGCAGAATTACAAGAAAAGGCTCTGGACAGACAGATAGCCAGAGAAAGCAATCAGTTAAAGCTTGAAGAGCTAAAACAGAAACAGGCAGATGTTCGGCAAAAGGCTGACATAGCCCGCGCTGACAGGCAGGCCGCCGCTCAGGGTGCAGTTGATACGTTCAGCACTGCGCTTGATTCTCTCAACGAGATAGAGCAAAGCCCCGGCCTTTCAAAAGCAGTAGGAATTCGCTCAGCGTTTCCGACAGTTCCTGGCTCTGATGCGGCTAACTTTGAAGCAAGGCTCGACACCTTTAAAGCTCAAACATTCCTTCCTATGGTGCAGTCCCTTAAGGGGATGGGTGCTCTTTCAGATGCTGAGGGTAAAAAATTATCCGATGCGGTTGGTGCCCTAAGCCCCAAAATGAGTGAAAAGGCTTTTCGTGACTCTATCGGAAAGATTAGAAATCAGCTTGAAAGCAAGTTGAGCACTGTTAAAAAACAGTTTGATTATCAGGAGCCGGTTCAGAATATGCCAGGGCAACAATCTACTACTGGCAGTAACTTTTCTTCACTATGGGGTGATTAATGGCTAAAGCATGGAAAGATGTTATCGCCTCTCCACAGTATCAGGCGTTAGCACCAGAACAAAAAGCGCAGGCTCAGGAGCAATACTTCAATGAAGTCGTGGCCCCGCAAGCCGGAGAAAATGCAGATCAGGCTAAGCAAGCTTTCTATGATGCCTATCCATTGCCTTCAATGCAGACAGAACAGCAGGAAGTAGGGCAATCTCCTGATACCATTCAGCAAGACAAATCACTTATGCAGCGTGCAGGAGAATGGCTAACAGGTGGGCAAAGCGTAGGTCAAATTGCCGAGCAGGCGGTAAGAGGATTTGTAAATATTCCTTTTGACGTTCTTCAGGGGGGGGCGAGTCTCATTAATGCCGCATCTCAGAGTTTTGATGGACCAAAGATTCTTGATGAAGTATATAGACCAGTTAACCGGCCAACGGATCCGTATGCGCAAGCTGGAGAGTCAATAGGCGGTTATCTTGTTCCTGGAGCAGGTGTAGCTGGAAACATGGTCATTGGTTCTCTCGCTGACGCGGCGAATCAACGGGGTGATTTTGCCGAAAATGCCGCTATTAATGCCGGACTTAACATTGCTACGCATGGCCTGATAAATGGCGTTACCCGTGGTGTTCGTGGTGCATCAAATATAATTAGTGGCAATAAAACATCTGCACAGAGAGCGACCACTGCGCCAACAGAAACATCACAATTCTCCGGTGATGCCGCTGCAGCAACAAATCCTGCGGTTCATGCCGCAGAGGCAAGAGTAGCACAAGGTGTACCAATGACGCCTGCGACGAGGAACCCAGAGGAAGTCGTTCGCACAGTAGCAGCACAAAAAAGGCCAAATCTCGCTTCATCGCTTGATGAACTAGATATCAATCCTCAGGCTGAAGTTCTGGAGTCTGCTGAAAGGCTTAATGTTGATTCATTACTCCCTTCACACTTTTCCGGGAACGAGCAATACAAGGCAGTTGAGCAAGCAATCAAGTCCCGTGCGGGTTCTGCTCTACAGGTGCAGGAAAATGAAGCAATCAGGCAGCTAGCACAGGGCGCGGGGGAGATAATTGATCACGTTTCCGGTGCAAAAGATGCTCTTGGTATGAGCGACAAGTTTATTGATACGGTCAATGGAAGAATGTCTGCGCTGATGAAACGAAGCGACCAGCTTTATCGCAATGTTGAAAAGGCGATGCCTGCAGGTGCAAAAATTGATGCGCCATCAACAAGGTCAATGCTCAAACAGGTGGCAGAAGATCTTGGCGGGATGAAAAACCTTGACCCTATTGAAAAGAGAGTCTTTCGGGCAGTTAATCCAGGCAAGAACGGCGCATTAACTTATGCAAATCTCAATAAGCAACGACGACTTGTTGGTGATGCACTTCATAAGAATTCTGGACCATATAAAGATGCTGATCGCGCTGCTTTATCGAGGCTTTACGGTTCGCTCGCCGATGATCAAAAGGCGGCGCTGTCAGAGACAAATGCATTACGTGATTTTGAAGTTGCTCAGAGGCTTGTTCAGATGCGAAAAAGCATGGAAGAGCAAATGATTAATCTAACTGGCAGAACGCTGAACGGTGATGTTTCTCGCAAAGCAACTACAGCACTACAGGCAATGTCGAAAGGCGATGCCAAAGGATTTCGTGAATTGATGCAAAACACGCCGTCCAGGAAGCTAAGAACCGAGCTACTGGGAACAGGTCTTCGGGATATGCTTTCGAACGGAAAACGTGGCGCTGATTTTAATCCTGCAGGGTTTGCTGACTGGTATCAAAACATGTTAGCAAACGGGCAGATGCGCAATCTTGCCCGACATTTACCAAAAGAGACTATGTCAGGTCTGAACGATGTATATAAGGTCGCAAAGGCTATCAAAGACGCAAAATCTTACGAGATAACTACAGGAAGACTAAACGAGTTCGTCAAACGGTTTAATCGCGTCACTGCGGCAAATGAATTTGTTGCTAACCATGCCCAACGCATTGGCACTGCGGTTGGTTCAACTGTGTCAGGACCGTTCAGTGCAGTAGGTGCTGTTGCTGGGTCAGAAATTGGGGCAAAAGTCGCCAGCAAAATCAGGGCGATGGGCGGCGCTGAATCAATTGAATCTGCAGAAAAGCTAATTAGCTCACCAGAATTCCAGAAAGCAGCAAGGCTGGCAGTAAAACAAGCACCAGAAAGCATCGTTGATACAACTGTAAGACGCTCTTCTGCTTGGCGCTCGTTTTACAACTCACTTCCAGAATCAGATAAGAAAACCATATCAAGGCTAGGCATCATGTACTGGATGAACAGTGATGATAACCAGAAGTAACGGAAAGCCACGGATGGTTAGTTGCTGTCTTTTTTATATAAATCTCTGAGCGTATCAAAGACAATTTTCTTAACCATATCCGATTGTTGTTCTGCCATACGCTCTGCATCGTCAATGTAAACTGATGCAGAGCTTTGTTTATCCAATGATTCTTCAATCGCTGCAATTATCTCTGAGTTCAGCGACCTGTTATTCATCTTCGCGCGATGTTTAATTTTCGCGTGGAGTTCATGCGGAAGTCTCAAGTGAAACTGCGCCTCGTCGTATTTGCTGTACATCCTTGATGCCTCACCAGTTGGGTGGAATGGCATCGTAACCTACTGGATAAATACTCAATAGTACCATTTCGGTATGCAATCACATCATGATTGCATCATATCATTCGTCTGGAGCAATGAAATGTCAGATATCACCGCAAATGTTGTGGTAAGCATGCCTTCTCAATTCTTCACTATGGCTCGTTCTTTTAAAACTGTAGCCAATGGCAAAATTTATATCGGTAAAATTGACACTGATCCGGTAAATCCTGAAAACCAGATTCAGGTTTATGTAGAAAACGAAGATGGATCTCACGTTCCTGTTTCGCAACCAATCATCATTAACGCTGCTGGTTACCCGGTATATAACGGACAGATTGCAAAGTTCGTAACTGTGCAAGGCCATTCTATGGCTGTTTATGATGCATACGGTGCGCAGCAGTTCTATTTTCCGAATGTTCTGAAGTATGATCCTGATCAGCTAAGATCAGAACTTCTAAGTGATAGTCAGCCACCGTTAGTAAATGATGCAAAAGTATTCGTTCACCAGCCATATACTGGTGCTGTTCAGAGAACACAGCACGATAAAAATAAAGATGTATTAAACTTAAAAGATTTTGGTGCTATTGGAGACGGAAATGATCACCCTCTTAGTGAAATCTTCTCAACATTAACAGCCGCACAAATGGTGTATCCGTTTGTTACATCATTATCACAAAGCCAAGATTATGCAGCTTGGCAATCGGCTATAAATGTAGCCAAAACAAGAAATGCTGGAGTCTTTCAACCATCTGGTGATTATATAATTTCTGATACCGTCGTTGCTGATTATGCACCTTCTCTTTATGGCGAAGGTGGTCAGGGTTTACGAGACGTATCGAGTACAGCACATTCACCATCTCCAGTTCGCGGAACAACGTTCCACTCTAAAGTTGCCAATGGTAGAACTCTTTCGATTGCGCCGGATAAATACTGTTTTGGGCTTAACCTACGTGATTTCGCTATCTGGGGTGTAGATGGTCAATGCGATGTAGGTCTGCATCTTGCAAATGTAGGTTGGATGGGGGTTGTCAGCGGTGTAAATATCCAGCACTTCCCTAATCAGGGGCTTGAGCTTGGATATATACAAGACACATACTTTAACAACTGTAGCGTTTTACAATGCGGTAACTCAACAAACTTCGCAGTAACATGCAATACAGACTCAAACTATGTATATTTTAATGGTTGCCATTTCGAACTAACGGCATATATGTTTAACATTAATAATTGCTGGAACTTCTCATGGAGCCAGTGTCATTTTGAAGTTGCAAGGCCTGTCGGTGATGGGGTTACTGATAACGACAGATTCTATTACATTTCAACAGCAATGAATCTTGGAAACTCTTATCGCCTGTCTTTCAGTGAGTGTACATTTATACCTGTTGACGCTGCATATCTGGCAACTAAGCTATCAATGGAACGCAAAGATGTGCCCTACTTTATGATGAGTAACGGAGCATATATTACGTTCAGTGAATGCATTTGGCTGGCTCCTGGTGGGAGTATTGATATTGGGTATTTTACTGGTTCTCATATCCACTTTGGTGAGTGCCAGATGATCTCAGCAACACCTTCTAAGCAATCACTTTATATTCAAAGAGGTACTGTCTCTAATTGCACATTTGCCATCAAAATTGATGATGATAGCGACAGACTCTTTGGTGTTACTGTTCATGAAGGTAGCGTATCAGGAAGTTCATTTGCATTCCTTGGTAATGACAACGGTATTAAAAGAACGTCTGGTTTCATCATTACTGGCTCAGCCATATGCAGCGGAAATGAATATCAGGAAAGCGACTCAGTTCACAAATATCTTGATAATGCGGCAACTGTTTATGGGTTTGACGGTAAGTTACCTAAGTATAGGGACATAAATGTCAGTGGTGATATTGATTTAACAGACTACCACCCAGCCACCCAGATTAGAGTCATGGCAGATAACGTAACTATCGGACACATTTATGGAGCTCCATATGGGCGAGATGTAATTGTTACGACCAACAATACAGGAACTACCATCGCATACTCCTCAGACAACATTCTTACGTCAGGAGCCGTCAACTACTCGCTTGGGCAATACAGAGCAACTTTACTCAAGTGCTTGAGTGCTGGGATAAGCGTTTTGCAGCAGATAGGTTAAGTTGCGGGTTGCTGGATGTGTGGTAAACTTCACTCCTTTAACTTTTTCTAAAATAATGAAATGAAGCATATTCAGCAACTTGATGGACTAAGAGCGTTCAGTGTTATTAGTGTTATCCTGTATCACTTAGGCATCCCTGGGTTCGGAATGGGGTGGCTTGGTGTTTCTTTTTTCTTTGTGCTTTCTGGTTTCTTGATTACAAGGATATTGATAGAATCAAAGAAAGATAATAACTTCTTTTCCAATTTCTATATAAGAAGAAGTCTACGTATATTTCCGCTATATTATTTATATATATTAGTTGTATTCGTTTACTGCTCATATCTTGGAATAAAAGATACGCAGAATTGGTTTTACTATATTTTCTATATACAGAATTACACGATGGCATGGAATGGCTTCCTGTATGTTCCAGGGCAGGAATTTGGTCATACATGGTCACTTGCTGTAGAAGAACAATTTTATTTACTATGGCCACTAGTTGTTTTCTTCTGTAACAGAAAGTGGATTTTTATATCTGCGGTTGCACTTTCTTGCGTAGCGATCGCATCACGATTTTATCTTGCAGAATATACACAAATAGTATCGTTTGCCCCGCTGTTCTCAGCTATGGACACACTTCTTATAGGGGCAATAATTGCTGTTATTTCCGTTAAACAACGTGTCATGATGATTGTGTCGTGTTTGCTCTTAACTGTAGGGATATTCTGGTTTATCGCGGTAGTTAAATTCGGTGCGCTAATATATGGCTGGCATACTGGTCCTGAAATTGCTAACCAGAGCCTTTATCTTTCATCAAACATGATGTTTGCAGGTCTCATTGGTGTAATCGCTTCTGGTGTTATAAAAGCAAAGTTTCTAACTATTGCTCCATTAATTTACATTGGAAAGATTAGTTATGGATTGTATATATGGCATCCGCTTGCAATTCAAATCGTTGATTCTCTTCAGTACAGAGGGCATTTACTTTGGATCTCTGGACCAATGGTGGATGTAACCAAGATTTCTCTTACTATCGCCATTTCTGCACTGTCGTTTAAGTATTTTGAGTTGCCATTCCTAAGACTTAAGGACAGGTATACAAGAAAAAATGTGTACCAATCATCTTAGTCTGTATTTTTGTGGCATCAATGATATGCGTTCTGGATGCTTCTGTAACGTTAGACAAAACTGAAACACACAAAGCTTTGCGCTGGATTGCAAGGCTTTGTACTCTTCGATAGTGGTTAAGGCGGATCACTCCACCTTTTCATCAAGCCAGTCCGCCCACCACTGCATCATTTCTCTGCGTTTATCGAGATACTGAGCATGGTTGTAAATCCCACGCACAGATCCGCCGTTGGCATGTGCCAGTTGCACTTCAATAGCGTCAGCAGGCCATTCGTGCTCGTTCATAATTGTGCTGAATTCATGCCTGAATCCGTGACCGCTTTCCAGACCCTCATAGCCGATTTGTTTGATCACAAGCAATACCGCGTTCTCGCAGATTGGCTTCTTCTTATCGTTGCGCCCGGCAAAAACAAACTCTGACACTGGTTTAGTGATTGAGCTTAGCGTAGTGAGAAGTTCAACTACCTGGTCTGACATAGGAACCACATGAATTTTGCGTCCCTTCATCACATTGGCGTCGATGGTGATAATCCTGTTTTCAAAATCGACGTTCTTCCATAGCATGGAACGAAGCTCTTTTGTTCTGAGGGCTGTGTAGCGTAAAACTTTGGTCGCAATGAGCGATACGATGCTTCCTGAAAATGTTGCCAGTGCTTTGTTAAATGCCGGGATCTGGTCTGCAGGAAGAAACGGGAAGTTCTTCTTGCGGTATCCCTTCATGGCGTCAGCAAGGTCAGGTGCCGGGTTATATTTAGCCCTTCCGGTGACAATAGCGTAACGGAAAACCTCGCCGCATCTTCTTCGGGCTTTATTGGCTCGTTCCATTGCACCGCGATCTTCAAATCTGCGGATTACTTCCAGCAGTTGCATCGGCTCAATATCCTGAATTTCAAGGCCGCCGATGATAGGTAAAATGTCGTCATCAAACATTTTTGCAAGTTCAGTCGCATACCCTACAGACCAGACTTGCTTCTTGTGCTCGTACCATTCCTTGTAAATGGCGCTAAAGGAATTGTTGTTAGACGAAGCCTTTTTCGCTTTTACCGGATCTATACCAACCCAGATGTCTTTCCTCGCAGTCCATGCTTTATCCCTTGCCTCCTGCAAAGTCATAAGCGGATATTTTCCGACAGTCAGGATTTTCTCCTTACCGTCAATCTTGTAGCGAAGCTGCCAGACCTTTTTTCCGGATACAGGGACATAAAGGTACAGGCCATTACCATCGAGTAGGCGGTATGGTTTTTCTTTCGGCTTTGCTGCTTCAATCTGCTTAACGGTGAGCAT